ATGGCATTAGTTGGCCCCGCACGGGCAGCACAATTAGCTTACCCGGGGGGTTTAAAAGAAAATTTAAAAGAATTAACTAAAAGAGCAGCAGCCTATGGCTCATCATCAGGAATAGGCGGGGTACAGGGACAGATTATTGATAACGTATTCAAAAATGAACTCCGAGGGGCTATGTCCAAGAACGACTATTCTAGTTTTGACGAAGATAGAAAAAAAAGACGTAAAAGTAAAGAAATGAAGAGCGGCGGTAAAGTTAAGTCAGCCTCATCCCGTGCAGACGGCATAGCCCAGCGCGGTAAAACACGAGGTAAGATGCGATGAAAGCGCCACAGCAATCGCTGAAAAACTGGGGAGACCAGAAATGGCGAACCAAAAGCGGAAAGCCGTCGTCAAAGACCGGGGAGCGTTACCTCCCGGAAAAGGCAATCAAGGCACTAAGCCCAGCCGAGTATGCCGCCACAACGAAGGCAAAGCGGGCAGGTAAGAAAGCAGGAAAGCAGTTCGTAGCACAGCCTAAAGGCATTGCAAAGAAAACATCGGGGTATAGATAATGACCGACAAAGCACTTCCAAGAGTAAATGATTTTCGCGTTGTGGATGGTAGGTATATGCACAACAATGAAGAACTTTCTCAAGCGGAATTTAACCAAAGGCAAGCTGCTGCGGATCAAAATATTAAAAATTTTCGGGATGCTTCAACACCGGGGTTTGAAGATATGGAAGCTGATATGAAGGGCTTTAGAGAGCGCGCAGAAGCCAGACGAAAAGCGGCAGGTAAAAAAGCAGGCGGAGCAATTAAATCAGCGTCCGCCCGTGCGGATGGCTGTGCAGTACGCGGTAAAACGAGGGCATAAAAATGGCCGTAACCACAAGCACAACAGCGTTTAACCCAACTCTTAATGAGTTGATGGAGGAGGCGTTCGAGCGTTGCGGTAAAGAGTTACGTACTGGATATGATTTTCGTACTGCACGGCGTAGCTTGAATTTCCTGATTACTGAGTGGGCTAATCGTGGCATTAACCTCTGGACAGTTGAGCAGGGTCAGATTTCATTAGTGCAAGGTCAATACGTTTATGATCTACCTAATGATACTGTGGATCTTTTGGAGCACGTTATTCGTACTAGTCCCGGACAGGTATCTAACCAAACGGACATTAACATTAGCCGGATCAGCGTCTCAACGTACTCCACCATCCCAAATAAATTAACGCAAGGTCGTCCCATTCAGGTGTGGGTAAACCGTCGTTCTGGGCAGACTACGGACGCGGTGGCCGCTACTCCAGCTTACCCGCAAATTAATGTTTGGCCGTCGCCGGATCAAGGTACTTTGGCTAGTCCGTATTATTACTTTGTGTACTGGCGTCTGCGTCGCATTGTGAATGCTGGGACAGGCGTGAATGTTGAGGATATTCCTTTTCGTTTCCAGAACTGCTTAGTGGCAGGTCTTGCTTGTAAACTGGCATTAAAGTTGCCAGAAATTTCTCTTGACCGCATAAATATTTTGAAGGCTGAGTACGCTGAAGCGTGGGAGATGGCTGCTGGCGAAGATCGCGAAAAAGCACCAGATCGATTTGTGCCGCGTATGACTACATACAGGTGATACATGCCAAGCAAATATGCAAGTGGCAAACATTCAATTTCGGAATGCGACCGTTGTGGGTTTAGATATCAACTGAAAGAATTAAGGACTCTGACGATCAAGACAAAGAACGTCAGAATTAAAGTTTGCCCAACATGTTGGGAGCCGGATCAGCCTCAATTGTCGTTAGGTTTGTATCCAGTAAATGATCCGCAGGCAGTGCGCGAGCCCCGCCCGGACGTAAGTTTCTACCAGTCTGGATATAGTGGATTGCATATAACGAATACACCAAGTTCTTCGGTTGATTCAAATGGAGATCCAAGTGGCGGCAGCAGGGTGTTTCAGTGGGGCTGGAGACCGATTGGTGGGGCAAGTGGAAATGACGCAGGGTTAACGCCAAATTACCTGACATCGGCTGGTATAGTAGGTAGCGTAACAATTACTTAGGAGTTGATATGGACAACATGAAGAAGGTAGCTAAGGCTGAAGTCAAGGCGCATGAGAAGCGCATGCACAAGATGGCTAAGGGCGGCGTAACCGGTGAGGCTATGCGTAAGTATGGCCGTAATCTTGCCCGTGCCATGAACCAGAAATCTACTGGCAGAGGTAAATAATGGCTAAGTTTTCTCAAAAAGTTAAAGGCAAAGAAGTCGGCCAAGCTGCTGTTTATGCGGAGCCACACGATATGAATGGTAAAAGCATCATGACGAGTACTGGCTATAGCACTAGCTACAGAGCTGACCCTAATACTATGAGCGCTAAAGAGTCTACCCCCGGCGGTATGCCAGCACGTCGTGTAAGTATGGGTGATCCAGCATCTACTCAGATTAACAAGAATGGTGAGATTAAGATTCGTGGCACTGGCGCGGCTACTAAAGGCTTAAAAGCTCGTGGTCCGATGGGCTAATCATGACGTATACCGAACTGTTCTTTGATGTTAAGAACTACCTGCAAAACGACTTCCCGTCGAATACGTGGACGAACGTAGCAGGTACAGGCACGACTGCGTCTACTGGCACTGAACAGATCAATACGTTTATCACGCAAGCGGAAGAGCGCATTTATAACTCGGTGCAGATTCCACCACTGCGCAGAAATGTTACGGGCGTGACTTCGACAAACAATAAGTACTTGTCTTGCCCGACAGATTTTATGTCGGTCTTTTCGATGGCGGTAATTGATGCTACAGGTGCGTATGAGTATCTATTGAACAAGGATGTGAACTACATCAGAGCGGCGTACCCAATCCCGACGGCTACTGGCTTGCCTCAGTATTACGCTTTGTTTGGACCCACCGTTGCGTCAAGTGTTATTACAGATGAGTTGAGCTTTATCCTCGGTCCTACACCTGATGCTGTTTATAACGTTGAGCTCCACTACTACGCATACCCAGAGTCAATCACAGTGGCCGCTGACGGACGCACATGGCTTGGCGACAATTACTCGCCGGTTCTGTTGTATGGCACGATGGTTGAGGCCTATATCTTCTTGAAGGGTGAGACTGACGTGATGGCGGTGTACGAGAAGAAGTATATGGACGCTATGGCTCAGTTGAACCGTCTGGGTACAGGTCTTGAGCGCGGTGATGCATACCGTGATGGTCAGGCTAAGATTAAGGTGAATCCGTAATGCCTATCCAACAGGGGCTCACAAATAGCTTTAAACAAGAGATGCTACAAGCTGGGCAGAACTTGGCAACTGACTCACTGAAGATGGCGCTATATACGGCGTTGTCTGACATCGGCCCCCTGACCACGGTGTATACAGTAACGAACGAAATTACTGGCACGGGCTATACGGCTGGTGGGGTAGCAGTCACAGGTGCAACAATCAGTACACAAACAACTAGTCCAGATGAGGGAACGGTGTTTGTTGATTTTAATAATGTGTCGTGGCCCGGTGCCAGTTTTATCGCTCGTGGCGCGCTAATCTACAATGTCACCCGTAGCAATAAGTCAGTAGCTGTATTAGATTTTGGTTCAGATAAAACTTTTAGCAGTGTAAGCAACACCGTTGTTATGCCAGAGAATACGGCAACGACGGCTTTAATTCGTTTTCCTTGAGAGGTTATTATGCTTAACGCAAAGTCCGTAGGAACAGACAACGTTAGCTCGTCATTTTCTGCGCGCACTGGCGCTTCAGAAGGTATGCAAGCGGGCGGAGTATTTCATGTCCAGTGTTTAGACAAAAATGGCAACCTTAAGTGGGAAACCACTAAACACAACCTTGTGGTCAATCAAGGACTGCAAGATATGAATGCCAAGTATTTTAAAGGCGCGGCTTATACCGCTGCTTGGTTTCTTGGGCTGGTTACCGGTCCCGGCTCTAGTACAACTTTTGCGGCAGCAGACACCCTAGCCTCAAAGGCGTGGACAGAATTTACTAATTATTCTGGGTCAAGAAAAACTGTAACTTTTGGAACTGCTACTACCGCAGACCCTTCGGTGATTGATAATTCTGCATCACCCTGTGCTTTCACTATTTCAGGTGCGGGCGGTACGGTTGCTGGAGCGTTTCTTTGCTCGGTGGCTAGTGGCACATCAGGTATTTTGTTTTCTGAATCTGACTTTCAATCTCCCGGAGATCGTGTTGTAGTATCCGGTGATACGCTTAATGTGACGTATACGTTCAGCCTTGATGCGGCGTAAATAGTGTTTGCTGATACCACATTTGCTAGAGCAACGTTTTCTGGTAACCCAGAATCGTTAAATTTAGGTATTGAATGTGATATCTCAGAGGCTGCAACTGCATCAGAAACAACAGCGGCGGTAGCAGCATTTGGCTCTACAAATAGTGAAACTGCGGTTGGGGCAGATATCGCCGCAGCGGCTATAATTTTTTACGCATCTTTACTGGAAGCAAGTACTGGGTCAGAAGTAATTAGTGCGTTAGCGACATTTAGTAGTGCTGTAGGGGAAAGCAGTGTTGGTACTGACAGCGCGTTAGTAGCGCCTTCAACGTTTAGCGCCGCAGTAATTGAAAGCGCCGAGGCTACTGAAACAATATTGGTGCTATCGGTGTTTTTAGCTCCCATCACTGAAGGTGCAGTAGCGGTGGATCAGATTGTTGCGAGGCTTCTCTGGGAGCTTATTGATGACTCGCAGTCGGTATCGTGGCAATTAATAAACACGCAGGAATAAAACATGGCGCTTATAGTTAGAGACAGAGTCCAAGAGATATCCACCACAACTGGGACAGGGACGCTAACGCTTAGTGGCGCGGTTCTTGGGTATCAATCTTTCGCTGCCATAGGCAACGGGAATACTACTTACTACGCTATCTTCGACCCAGTGGCGTACGACTGGGAAGTCGGTATTGGTACGTATACATTATCTGGCACAACGCTTTCCAGAACTACCGTATTGTCTTCAAGTAGTGGTGGCTCCCTTATAAATTTTTCTGCGGGCACTAAAAACGTATTCTGTACATACCCATCAGCGCGGTCGGTCTACAAAGACACAGCAGATACTTATACGGTTCAGCAAGCGTTCGATGCGCTGACAGCAAACTCAATTGCGCTGACTACAGGTACGATCTCTACAGCCCCAGTTAGCAACACGGACATTGTTAATAAACAATACGCTGACGCTATTGCATCCGGTATTCACTTCCACGAAGCAGTGGCGTTGGCGACTACCGCAGCATTACCAGCAAACACATATAACAACGGCACATCTGGGGTGGGGGCTACGCTCACGGCGACCGCTAATGGCGCTCTGTCTGTGGACTCGACGCTTACTGTTGCTACAGAACGCATATTGGTAAAGAATGAAGCGGCTGGTGCAAATAACGGGGTGTATGTTGTTACTCAAGTTGGCTCCGCTGGAACGCCTTACATTCTGACCCGCGCTACAGACTTTGATTCTGTTGGCACCGGAGTTGACCAGATTGACGAGGGTGATTTTTTCTTAGTGACCAGCGGCGTTGCTAATGTAAATACCGCTTGGGTGCAGCAGACACCGCCTCCGATAACGATTGGTACAACGGCACTTGTTTTTCAACAATTTTCTGCGCCAATCACTTACACGGCAGGAACAGGACTAAACGAATCCCCGTCGTACACATTTAATATTGCCAACACCGCAGTAACGGCAGCGACGTATGGAACGCAGTCTTCTGTCGGCACTTTTACGGTAAACGCACAGGGCCAGCTTACTAATGCAGTAAACACCGCAATTGCCATTTCGTCCGCTGCGGTTTCAGGTCTGGCTGCATCAGCGACAACAGATACAACAAATGCAGCAAACATAACGTCAGGCACTTTACCGTCAGGTAGAATTTCCGGCACCTATACAGGACTTACTGGAACTGGCGCGTTAGCCGCAGGTTCTCTTACAACAGGATTTACAGCGGTATCCGCTCCACTTGGTGGCACAGGCCAGACTTCGTACACAGTAGGCGATATTCTTTTTGCTGATACTGGTACGTCGTTAGCAAAACTGGCTGACATTGCGGTAGGCAATGCTTTGATTTCGGGCGGGATTGCTTCGGCTCCTAGCTACGGCAAGATTGGTTTAGCTACGCACGTATCAGGCACTCTTCCTGAAGCAAATGGCGGCACAGGCATCACAAGTTTTGGCACAGGTGTTGCAACTGCACTAGGAGTAAACACTGGTTCAGCAGGTGCGTTTGTGGTTAATGGTGGGGCTTTGGGTACGCCTTCCGGCGGCACAGTGACCAACCTAACCGGCACAGCATCGATCAACATCAACGGTACGGTGGGCGCAACGACGGCAAGCACAGGTGCGTTCACTACTTTGTCAGCGACAGGTGTAACGACTGTTCAGGCTGGATCTGCCGCTGACCCTGCTATCACAACATCAGGTGATACCAACACAGGCATTTTCTTTCCCACTGCTGATACGATTGCTTTCACTGAGGGTGGTGTTGAAAGTGCTCGTATTTCAGCAACGGGTGGTTTTTCGGTCGGAACAACATCCGATCCCGGCGCTGGCGCAATCTACGCAACAGGCAACATCACGGCGTTTTTCTCATCTGACCGCATCCTAAAAGAAAATATTAGAGACATCCCAGATGCGCTGAATAAAGTATGCGCTATTGGTGGTAAGTTGTTTGATTGGACCGACGACTACCTTTCGCAACGTGGCGGTGCAGACGGGTACTTTGT